CATAGCGGGTGGTTTTATGATTCGCGACTATGTCGCGAACCAGTCTAAAGACAATAATAAAATAAGCCACCGCATCATGTGCAGTGGCTATTATAGCCCTCATATAAAAGGGGACAAATATTTATCATTTAAAGGGGGGCAAAAAAGGGGCAAATTATCGTTACAATGGATTACGATTTGTTATTGTTCCTTTTCTAAATTGTTATATAATTACTGCTTGCGTTATAGTTTGTTATAATGCGTTACAATCTGTTAAACAGTAAATTGAAATGGTGCGGTTGGCGGGACTTGAACCCGCACGAGCGTTAGCTCACCACCCCCTCAAGATGGCGTGGCATTTAAAAGGCACACACAAAATCAATAAATACAGCAACTATCTAACTTAGTTGTCAATATATCTATTTATATATCACTATATTTTTACATAACTTGATGTCAAAATGATGTCATATATACATTTATATTTCTCGGATAGAATAGTGGAGCCCAAAGAACTTAATGAGCTTTAAAACGTTGGCTCGGTTATACTTTGACGGAGCAGCAATTATTAAAGTTTTATCACTATTAACATATACCGCCTTTACATCGTCTGCCCAAACAAAATCTGGGAAATGCTCGGCCAATCTAAGGTCCTCCCATGTCTCTCTGCCAACAAGAAGTATGCCTTGCCCTAGCCTCTCCTGCATGGAGCATATTATATCCCATGCAGCTGTGTAGTTATCTACTTTTACCGCATCTCTCATAAAATGTGGGTCTTTATTAAATACTTTCAGCATTACTCCCACCTCCTATTATTACCCTAATTACACCATAATTTTAAATCATACGCAACGGCTATTTGTAAAGAAAAAAAAGACCTTACCAGGACATATTCCCAGTAAGGTCTTTTGCATTACTACAGTCAATCCATGAGTCCACCTGCTCATGCTCAGGAGATGTATGGATCACCTCTCAGTCATCTACGAATTGCACCTGCTAATCCAAATACACCGCTTACCACGGCCCATGTGTCACGTTGCCGTTTAAGGCGCTGTTCGGTTCGTTTGTTGCGTTTGATTTGTTCTGCTAATTCTTCTAATGAGGTCGAGGCTTCGTTCAATTTCGCTTCTTGCGTTGTCAAGAGATTGGATGCTTTCGTTAATTCTTGCCCCTGTTTCTCGTTGATTGCTTTGAGCGCGTTCAATTCCTTCGTCCGTTCTTCGTTGATAATCTTCAATTCTGTTAATGCTGTTCCCTGCGTCGCGGTTAAGCTGTTGGCTTGCTGCAATGCTTTCTCGGAGTTGTTGATTGAGCTTTCTGCTTTCATCAAGCGCCCTTTGAGTTCGTTCCAACTGCTCACGGGTACGCTGATAGTCGGCTCTTGTGTCGAGGTACCCTCCGATGAGGCTGCATGCGAAATAGATGAAAATAATGCTAAGCACACCACAAATAACACGCTTAAGAGTAAACGCAGATATAACTTTGTTCTTGATAGTTTCATACATAGTAACTCCTTCCTAAATAGTACTGCCCCACTGAGCGCCCCACCATCGAGCGGTGCCACGTAACCAATCTCCACCGCTCCATCGTTCGTCGCCCTCATGGCACACTAAGAGGTCCCATCGGTCAACGTTGGAGTCTGGGCCGTATGTGTTATTTGGGTACCCAGTCGGATCTAAATAATAGAGGTCTAGGCCGTCCTTATTATCTGCTGCTTCCGCGTGTGTCATTTGGTGTTGTATGTCAAGTGGTACACCTGCATTGATTGTAAGCACTGCCATAATTTGTGTCATCGTAACCAACTGCGCTTTTGTTGGTGGTTCGCTACCTAAATTGTTTTCACTAACAGCATCCCAACACGCTTCAATGGCTATACCTACGGCGTTACTGTTGCGCATGTAGGTATGTTCCTTATAATCTGTTAAAGCCTCCATATCCGTCCACATCAAGCCTGCTCGGTCGATGTTGATATGATAATCCGTAAAGTGCTTACCGCCTTTGACGCCTGTCCAATGGTAGTACGCCTTTTCAATTTGGCCATGTGCACTGAGCGCTAAGGACTTTAACTCGTCCATTGTAATTTGTCTAAACATTTATTTCCCCCTCTCGTCATGGTTAATATCATCCTCTAATTGTTGTATGCCAGGTCTGTTCATAGGCAACGTATTAGGCTCCTCTAACTTATCCGGTATACCATTATGGTTCTTATCGATAAACATGCCGCACAAACCTACGATAGCCATAAGTACCGACGGAACGTTAATATGGTCAATGATAAGAATACCCTTATCAATAAGTTGATTAGCTTCAGGCGATACATAGCCTTTAATCGTCGATAATACATACTGGGCAACGACTAATATCATCGGTACTAGCATGACGAGGACCAATGCCCTCGTTGCTAATACACCTGTTGGCCGTATGCCAGCTATTCGAATGGACTTATATGACCGCTTAATGCGGTTAATAATCGCTAGCTTATCCATTACCCCTCCATGCCTTTATGATTTCAATCGTATATTGAAATATTTTTCCTATATCAATTAGGTCATCTTCAACCATTTCACGTAGGTTTTCAATAATAGACCAACACTCAGCGAAGAATGGTATCAGCATAAATGCATAAGAGAATATATGGTCTAAGAATAGATTGGTGTTTGGTATTGGGATATCAGGTAATGAAATAAATACAATGGATAGTATCATCCATGCCGGATATTGTATGCATAGTTTCTTTAATAGATCACCTCTAAGGCGCTCACTCATTAAATATCTACGCCGTTCACCGGTAGTTTCATCGATATACCTACCTTTTCCCCATCCATACCAGGTCAATGTTGTTAGTAGTGTAATAGGATTATTAGGCCTGTGATTATCTTTGTTATACCGCAACACTTCTGCAGCAATCCGCTGTATTGTGTCCACAAATAACAATGTAGTGGTTAAAATAATCACTACCCCCATACTGACTATATGTTCATGCGATATACCACTGATGAGCATGATTAAAATATCATTAAGAATATCCATTCACTCCCCCATGCCCTTATGATTCTTCATCTAAAGCCATTAAATCATTGTGCACGCATCCTTCTGTTGGACATGTACCGTCATCGTTGAGTACTTCCCAGCAGTACTCACAGAATTCCATAACAGGAACTTTGCTATCACCGATATATTTAGGCATATTATTGCACCTCCTTAATTCGTGCGACCATTTCGTTATTCAACTTGATATATTGAGTGCTAATTGCATTAGTAGGTTTTCCCATAAGTAGCAATCTACGTTGCGCTTCTTCTAGCGTTTTGAAGCGGGGTTCATATTCAGCTTTTATAGCGTTAATCTTATCTTCCTTTGTAGGAACATACGGATCAGGCTCAATAAATTTTCCGTTTACATACAATTTACCGCTCATAAATTCATCTAGCATACTGTCACCATCTGCAGAATACACATATTGTGCATTTGGATAATCGTGTTCAGCTTGCGCCATAATATCATCACGGCTCAACGTGTTATCACACAGGGATGTAATACGCTCCCCTTTGTCATTTAAAATAAATACATATTGATTCATAGTAGCATCCTTTCGGAGGTGAAATTATGCGCCGTTACGCCGTTATACTAAAACGTAGACAACGCAATACCATTACATTAAGGCAACTATTTAACGAGTGGTTGCCTATTCACTCACAAGCTATTACTAAGAGTGTCGTTAAGTCTTACCATATTGCTTTTAAACACATATCCAACATAGCGGATATGCCTATCACGGATATTCATTTTCAGCACCTTCAGAATGTGATTAATTCCATGCACGTAAAAGGACTTTCCTACTCATCATGTAAGAAAGTCCGCACGTTACTTAATCAATTATTTAATTACGCAATCATCAAGGATTACCCTATCACTAATTACGTCATACACTTAACCTTAGGCCCTAATATACCAACGATTAGGAGAAGAGTATTCACTCGCCAACAAATTAACAAATTATGGGAAGTAGATACTTCTTACTCTCATATGATTTTAATACTGCTATACACCGGTCTCCGCATAGGTGAGCTTCTTAATTTACGTAAGCAAGACATCCATAGGCGATCGTCATACCTCATCGTAAGACACGCTAAAACGAAAGCCGGTGAAGGCCGTATCATTCCTATACATCACCGCATCATGCCACTAATAGAGCAAGTATACACCAGCACCGAAGCATATCTATTCACCATCAGTTACACAACATTCCATAAGAATTTCAAGGATATTATGAAACAGTTAAATTGTAAGCATACTATCCACGATACTCGTCATACATTTGCAAGTTTACTTGACTCGGTAGCACCGCCCAACACATTACGTTCTTTACTAGGCCACAAACAAGGCGATATTACCACCAGGGTATACACACATAAGACTATTCGTGAGCTACGAAAAGCCATAGAATTATTAAAATAACTCCCCAGTGGGGAGTGGGTGGTCAAGATAACGTAACTAAGACAGAGGTACGATTTCCTATCAAATTTACAACTTTATTCATGGCGAACGCTATAGATGCGTACTGGTCAGGCTCTGACACGCCTAGGTATTTTGCTAACTCCGTGTCAGAGAGCAACGCAACTAAGGCCGTATTTTCGGCAAGTGATAGATATGCTGCTTCTTATTACTGGTTCGCACTAGGAATCATCTAATTCCCTAGAATAATGAACATAATCTGATCACCGACACCTTGCTGCCCTCTATAATCACTGTCTTTATATGTCAGCTGGATATTAAGCCTTTCCTATGGTCATCCAAACAAAACTACCTGTGTCCGTTCTGTTGGTTAAGAATCGGATGGTGGTTCTATTAGCTTGAGAGAACCCACTGTTCCAAGTAATAAAGCATTCTGAGCCAGAAGTAGCAACACTAACAGAGTCATCAGTGGCTAAGGCAATTAGTACAGTGCTGCTAATCGGTAGCGAAATATCTTTATAGTATTTATTGCTATCAAACCAAGTTAATCCCCACTGGATAGTGAAACCATTAGCAAATTTTACGAAACCAGCGTTTGTATC